CTACCTAGATTCTTGGCTTGAGTATGAGCGTATCTTTCGTGGGCAGTGGGATTCAAATGATCGCACTCGTGATTCGGAACGCTCTCGCATCATCAGTCCAGCCACCCAACAAGCGGTAGAGACTCGTCACGCTGAGATTGTAGAGGCTATCTTCGGTAACGGAGACTTCTTCGACATCGAGGATGATGTTCGTGATGTTGACGGCTCCCCGCTGGACATTGAAGCCCTTCGCAAGCAGTTGATGGAGGACTTCAAGAAGGACAAGATCAAGAAGTCTGTCGATCACATCGAATTGATGGCAGAAATCTACGGCACCGGCATCGGTGAAATCGTGGTCAAGTCCGAGATGGAGTACATTCCTGCTACTCAGGCCATTCCCGGTGTCACGGATGCGGCTGCTATCGGCGTTCAAGAGCAAGAGCGTGTAGCTATCAAGCTCAAGCCGGTCAATCCTAAGAACTTCCTGATTGATCCGAACGCTGAAAGCATCGAAGAAGCCCTCGGTGTGGCCATTGAGAAGTATGTCTCTGTCCACAAGATCGTTGAAGGTATCGAAAACGGTATCTACAAGAAGGTAGACATCACTACCGGATACGAAGATCAGGAGCTTGAGCCTACTCAAGACCCGAAACAGTTCCAAGACGACAAGGTAAAGCTGGTCACATACTACGGTTTGGTTCCTCGTGAACTGTTGTCTGAGAACGAAGACGAAGAATACGAAGAGATTTTCCCTGAAAACTCTGTCGGTGACAAGTATTGTAATCTGGTTGAAGCCATTGTCGTGATTGCCAACGACAGTATGCTGCTCAAAGCCGAAGAAAATCCTTACATGATGAAGGATCGGCCTGTGGTGGCTTACCAAGATGACACCGTTCCTGGCCGTTTCTGGGGCCGTGGCACGGTTGAAAAGGCTTACAACATGCAGAAAGCCATTGATGGGCAATTACGCGCCCATATGGACTCTCTGGCCCTTACAACGGCACCCATGATTGCGATGGACGCTACGCGCCTGCCTCGTGGAGCCAAGTTTGAGGTTAAACCCGGTAAGGCTATCCTCACCAACGGCAACCCTGGCGAGATTCTGTTCCCGTTCAAGTTCGGTCAAACCGACGGCAATGCCGTGAATGCGGCTCAGAACTTTGAGCGGATGCTGTTACAGGCCACTGGAACCGTTGACAGCGCAGGAATGCCCTCCAATGTGCCCCGTGACGCTGGCGCAGGCGGTATGAGCATGGCGATGGCTGGAATTATCAAGAAGTACAAGCGTACGCTGACGAACTTCCAAGAAGATTTCATGATTCCGTTCATCAACAAGGCTGCTTTCCGCTACATGCAGTTCGATCCTGACCGTTATCCGACGGTGGATATGACGTTTGTACCAACTGCTTCGCTTGGCATCCTTGCCCGTGAGTTTGAACAGCAGCAAATGATTGCCCTGTTGCAGACTTTAGGCCCGGATACGCCTGTTCTGCCTCTGATTCTGCGTGGAATCCTCCAGAACAGCAGTCTGAGCAACCGTGGTGACCTTCTGGCGGCTCTGGAGCAGATGTCTCAGCCCAATCCGCAGGCTCAAGAGGCTGCAATGCAGCAGCAACAGGCTCAGATGGCTCTGGTGCAGGCTCAGTTGCAGGAATCCCAGGCTAAGGCAGCACGGGAGCAGGCAGAGGCTCAGAAGGCCGCTGTTGAAGCTCAAGTTACGCCGCAACTGGCTCAAGCCAAGCTCATCGCTGCCCTGTCTAACAACCTTAATGAGAACGACGAGTCTGCTGACTTTGCCCGTCGGGTGAAATTAGCCGAGATTGCGCTCAAAGAGAAGGACATTGACAGCAACGAACGCATTGCTTTAGCACAAATGTCAAGAAAACAGTAAAAAGTACTTGACAAAAGTGTAAAAGTTTGGTATAATATACTATTATGAACTTTATAGGACTCCTTCATGGAACAATCCTTACAACAGTATTACGAGAATCAGTTTACTCTCTTCATCCAACCCGGATGGACTGACTTAGTAGAAGACTTGCAACGATTAAAAGATAGCATCAACGATTTATCACTGGTAACGGACACACAAGACCTTTACTTCCGGAAAGGCCAGTTGGACATTCTTGAACTAATCTTACGACGCAAGCAAACCTGCGAGGAAGTCTTTAAGCAGTTGGAGGAAGAAGAATGAAACGAATGTTTGAATTCGTCTGTGAAAACGGGCACTCGTTTGAGAAACTGATTGACGATGGTATCCGTAGCGTGAAGTGCATCCACTGTGACACTACCGCTACTCGCGTTGTTTCTGCCCCTCGCGTGAACCTAGAAGGCATTACCGGGGCTTTCCCTGGTGCTTACAGCCGATGGGAGCGTGTGAGGGTGGAGAAACAGCAACAAGAACGCAAGAAGGCCGCCTCTCACGGCGAATAACCCGCTTGCATTAGATTATCCTAGAACCCGTATGGGCAGGAAAGGTTAGGTATGGCTCTTATTGAAAATGAAGACATGTCTCAGCAAAGCGAATTAGAGGCAGTTGAACAACAGCAGGCTCAAGCAGCCGCTGCACCAGAAGCTCCCAAGATTCCCGATAAGTACAAGGGTAAGAGTCTTGAGGAGATTGTGACGATGCACCAAGAGGCTGAAAAGCTCATTGGTCGTCAGGCACAGGAGGTTGGTGAGGTTCGACGATTAGCTGATGAGCTACTGAAGCAACAACTCTCTCAGAAGAAAGAGAAGCCTCCAGAAGTAGAAAACGAATTAGACTTTTTTGAAGACCCCAAGTTAGCCGTTCAAAAGGCTGTAGCAAGTCATCCTGATGTTTTAGCTGCCAAGCAAGCTGCTACGCAAATGCGTCAATTACAGACGCAAGCAGCACTGGCTAAGAAGCATCCGGACTTTGCTAATGTGGTTCAAGACCCTGAGTTTGCAGCGTGGGTTAAATCTTCTCCGATGCGCGTGAACATGTACGCACTGGCTGATGCACAGTACGACTTTAACGCTGCTGATGAGTTGATTTCTACCTTCAAGGCTATCAAAGGCACTCGTACTAACGAAGCGGTTACGGCTGCTAAGGAAGTTCGACAGACCGAGATGAAAGCCGCTGCTGTGGATGTAAGTGGAACCGGGGAGTCTTCTAAGAAAGTTTATCGCCGTGCCGACCTTATCCGGCTACGCATGACAGACCCTGCCCGTTACGAAGCCTTACAACCTGAAATCATGGCTGCGTACTCTGAAGGGCGGGTTAAATAAATAACTTGTTTTAGGAGAATCAAATGCCTTTAGGTACTAATAACGTTACCGTTACCACCGCTGCTACCTTCATTCCGGAGGTATGGAGTGATGAGATCGTTGCTGCTTACAAGAAGTCTCTTGTTGCCGCTAACCTCATCAAGAAGATGAACTTCAAGGGCAAGAAGGGTGACACCGTTCACATTCCCGCCCCCACCCGTGGTGATGCTTCGGCCAAGGCCGCTGGCAGCCAAGTGACCCTGATCGCCGCTACCGAAGGCGAGAAGACGGTTGCTATCGACCAACACTGGGAATACTCGCGTCTGATCGAAGACATCGTGGAAGCCCAAGCCCTGTCGTCGCTGCGTCAGTTCTACACGGACGATGCTGGCTACGCTCTGGGCCGTCAAGTGGACACGACCCTGATCCGTCTGGGCCGCAAGGTTCAAGGCGGTGGCGGTACGGCTGCTTACAGCGGTGCTTTCTCTGGTGCTGACGGCACGACGGCTTACAACGCCGGTGCTAACACGGGTTCTGGCGCTCTGACCGACGCCGCTATCCGTCGTTCGATCCAGCGTCTTGACGACCAGGATGTGCCGATGGACGGTCGTTTCCTGATCGTTCCCCCGTCTACCCGTAACACCCTGATGGGCATTGCTCGTTTCACCGAGCAGGCTTTCGTGGGCGAGCAAGGCGGTAACAACACCATCCGTAACGGCGAAATCGGCAACGTGTACGGCATCCCCGTGTTCGTGACCTCTAATGCTGACACGACCTCTGGCTCTACGGCTACCCGGATCTGCTTGCTGGCTCACAAGGACTTCGCTGTTCTGGTTGAGCAGATGGGTGTTCGTACCCAGACCCAGTACAAGCAAGAGTACCTCGGTACGCTGTTCACGGCTGACGTTCTGTTTGGCTGCGACGAACTGCGCGACGGCGCTGCTGTTGCTCTGGCTGTTCCGGCCTAAGTAAACAACTAGGGAGGACTCCTACGGGGGTCTTCCCTTTTTGTCATTGGAGAATTGAATGAAATTCATGTGCAAATATTCTGGCTCAGTTTACTCGTTTGAGTTTGAGCACGACATCAAGGCAATGCTGACGCATCCTGACTATGTTAAAGTAGACGAAGAAGAAGTCAAAGAAGAAGAATCTGCGCCTAAGCGTGGTCGTCCTGCTAAGAAAGACGAAGAATGAGACAAGTATCCGTAGGTAACAACCTAACAGCCGCGACAAAGACCACTGTTTACACTGTTCCTACGGGTTATTATGCTCTGTGGAACTTGTGTTATATAGTGAACCACACGGGCAACAACAAAACCATTGATGTGTTCTGGTACGACAAGAGCACCAATGTAGAGATTAAAGTATTAGACGGTTACCTTCTAAGCCCAACACAGTTCCTTAAGTTTAACGAAGGTGCTTATATTGTCTTAGAAGAAGGCGATGAAATTAGAGTAGAGTCGGAATCAGCCTCA